AGCAAACGACTTGAGTGAGATTGAGATTGTTTGGAACAATGGCGATGGCGATGGCTTCTACACAACTGTTAGTAGTTTATCGCCTCCCGACCCAACAACCAACAACTCACAAAACCTTGTGATTTACGCAGGAGTCGGCCCCGCAAACCTTGAGAACAATCCCTACATAGATAACACCATTAAGCCCTCTACTCACGAAGCAGGGGACTACTACGATGTCATTCTAAAAGATTCAGGTGGCGATACAATTACATCAGTACGCTACTATCTAATCTGCGAACCCAAGTACGACCCTGTGCAGGTGGCGTTCATCAATCGCTTTGGCGTTGCTGACTTCATCACGTTCTTCAAGCGCAGCGATGAGCGTGGTAACTTCACGCAGGACTCCTACCAAAAGAGCATCTACAACGATGGCTTCACCACCCCTTCATTGGAGGTAGGCAAGTACCAATCCTTCAACGTCAACTCTCGCAACACCCTATCTCTAAACACAGGGTTCGTTGACCAAAACTACGATGAGACTATTGAGGACATTCTGATGAGCGAGTATGTTGCGGTCTATACCAATAGTAATTGGGTAAGTGCAGTTCCGAATCGTGGCAGCATAGAATACCAAAAGAGCGTGAACACAAAGCTTATCAATTACACAATGTCCTTTGACTTTGGATTTGATGAGCGCAGTTTGGTACGATGAACAAGGTTGATATTTACGTCAATGGCTTTCGCCTTGATATTTTTGATGATGAGGAGATCAGCATCAACCTCTCGGTGCAAAACGTGCAGGACATCAGTAAGGTGTTCACGGACTTTACGCAGGGGTTTACCATTCCTGCAAGCCCACGCAATAACGAGATACTTCAGCACTACTACAACGCCAATATCACGGAGTCGCTAATCACCACCGAGACGGGAGGCTCGCCTGTGTGGAATAGCATAGGCATCACTTGGAACTCTTGGAACACGGCTTGGAATTCGGGCGCAAGTACTACAAGTGTAGTCAATACTTTTGATGGCAGGTTTAGACAAGAAGCAAGAATTGAAATAAACTCTTTGCCATTCCGTACGGGTGTGATAGAGGTAGAGAATGTGCAGTTAAAAGGCACAGAGCCTTATGCGTACACGCTGACATTCTATGGGGATGTGGTAACGCTTGTTGATTTGTTTGGCGAGGACTATCTGTATGACGTTGACTTTGCAGAGTTCAACCACGAGTACACCGATACTGTGGTATTTAATAAGCTAACCACCAATGATGACACAGGCTTGTTCTACCCGCTATGCAGTCCTGTAAAGAATTGGTTTTATCAGAGTGGTAGTGGTGGTGGTGCTGATAACGAGAATAACATTGCTCACAAAACGGGAGGCGTAGGGCAACGCGGCATCCGTTACTTTGAGCTGAAGCCTGCAATTAAGGTTCAATCTATTCTTAATGCAATAGCAGCGCAATACGGAATCACGTTTACAGGCTCATTCTTGTCTGCTACTCCGTTTGTTGATTTGTCGCTATGGCTGCATCGCTACGAGGGCTATCTATTTGCAGGGGGCAACGACATTGCTTATCAGTTAATAAATATGAACCGAAACACAGGAAGCGGTTCGCAGTTCAATTTGACAACCGATACTTGGACTGTTGTAGATAGCAAGCAATACGACTTGGATATTACAATGGCAAACGTAAGTGCGCCCTATGAGCTTTCATTATTTCGTAATGGGGTGTTTGATTTTTCTGTATTGGTTGCTGCTCACGCTGCGTCTTCGGTAACTACAACTATGGCTGCTTTGTCGTTTACCGCAGGTGATACGGTGCAGTTGCTTATCAGACCTCAAAGTGCTACTACACTAAACTATCAATGCACGGACTATTCTGCCGTTGATGGCGATACGTCTGCCGTAAGTTTTTCGGTAGACCAAACTGCATCCGCAACTTACTCTTTTCAAGTGGTGGTGCAAGACATAATGCCCGAAATAAAAGTAAAGGACTTCTTGGCAGGGATTCTCAAGATGTACAATATGGTGATTGTGCCAACTACATCAACGAGCTTCTTGCTTCAGCCGTTAGATGATTGGTATGCAGCAGGAACTGACCAAAACTATCAGACCTATCTTGACATCACGGAGTACGCAGTAAACAGACCACCGCTATACAGGGAGATTGAATTTAAGTACCAAGAGACCCAAGCAATAATTGGATTTCAATACTTACAGACAAACAACGTAGGCTTTGGGGATTTGAACAACACCTTCACTTTTGATGGCGAGCAGTTTTTAATTGAAGTGCCGTTTGAATGCCCATTGTTTGAAAGGTTAACCGACCTACATACAAGCACCCTCACCAACGTACTCGTGTACAAAAGCATCACAAGCGAAGCAAACGAGGATGGTATATTCAACCCATACTTGGGCGCACCCGTATTGTTTTATGGGTACTTTGATAACTACGACCTTGAAGAAACAAATCCTTTAACATTTGTAAATGCAGATGGTAGCCACGAACAAGTGAACATCGCTTGGTATGCCAATACGTCAAACCGCTACCAAAGTGCTGCCTCATCACACGCAATCACGTTTGGCGCAGACATAGACCCATACCATCTGCAATCGGTCAACCAAAGCCTCTACAACAACGAGTGGAACAACTATATCACCGACCTATACGACAAGAGCCGCAGGGTTTACAACGTAGATGCGGTGCTGCCCATCGGTACGATTGTCACGCTGAACCTTCAGAATGCAATCATCTGGAACAACACCAAGTACATCATAAACAACGTGAACTTGAACATGACCACAGGCAAAGCATCATTTGAACTCCTCAACGTAGTATGAAGACAAGTTATTTAAGTTATTTAATTGAAATACTAAACTCGGATGAGTGGCTTGGAGCAGGTGATTGCGTTGAAATCGCCAAAGGCAAGCACAAACTACCCGAAGGATGGAACGAATATATTAAGCTACAATGGCGGCAGTTGAAATAATTGAGATTAAAGGGGATGCCACATCCGCTATCGCTGCGCTTAAAGCCGTAGGGATAGAGGCTGACAAGACCCAAACCAAAGCCAAAGAGAGCAATGAGGCGATTAGTAACGGCTTATCTGCATTAGACAAACAAACGGGTGGTGCAGTATCTGCTTTCAAAGGATTGCAGGGCGGTATCACAAGTACGATTCGGGCATTCGGCACACTAAAGGGTGCTATCATTGCAACTGGATTAGGTGCGCTGCTTGTCGCAGTAACATCGCTTGTTGCGTATTTCAAAGAAACGGAACGTGGTGGCGATAAACTCGCTGAAGTTATGGGTGCGCTTGGCGCAGCGGTAAAGGTTGTAATCGACCGAGTGATTGGATTAGGCGAGGCTTTATTTAAGTTCTTTCAAGGAGACTTCAAGGGAGCCATTGAAGGCGTTGCAGGTGCTTTTAAGGGGTTAGGTGATGAGATTGTTAGGGAAACCAAACTCGGCAGGGAACTTGCCAAACAGCTCAATGATGTAGAGGATGCTGAACGTGCGCTTATCGCACAACGTGCTATCGCCAACAAGCAGATTGCAGAGGCTCGCCTTATCGCTGATGACGTAACGAAAAGCACCGAGCAGAGAATCGCTGCGGTTGCCAGAGCAGGAGCTATTGAGGAAAAAGTAGCCCGCCAAGAATTAGCCGTTCAGAGGCAGAGATTGAATGTATTGCAAGAGCAAGCCAAGATGGGTGAGGTCACCGAAGATGGTTTGGTTCGTATTGAGGAGGCTCGTGCAAGAATATCAGAGCTTGAGCAGGCAAACATTCAGCGTAGGCGTAGGCTTCAGACTGAAACAATGTCATTGCTTAATGAGGAAATTGCCAAGATCAAGGAACTTGAGGCCGCTAGAACCAGTGCAGAGAAAGCAAGATTTGAAAATAGCGAAAAGAAGTTCAAGGACTTTGTAGATAAATCGGTAGAGGCAAGCAAACAAGGTGGAGCAGAGATAGCGAGGGTAGGTCAGTTCTTTACTGAATCAGTCGCTAAAGGAGCAGAGACTTCAGCAGCCGACTTAAACGACTACATTAATTTCACCCTTGCAAACCTTGATGCGGTAAGCGGAGCAATCAGCGGATTTGCTGCACTTGCAGGAGAGAACACTAAAATCAGCAAGGCACTTGCGATGACACAGATTGTGATTGATACTTATCAAGGTGCTACAAAAGCATTGGGTGCATACCCACCACCCTTTGGTGCCATCGCTGCCGCAGGAGTAATTGCAGGTGGTCTTGCTAACCTAAAGAAGGTTGGCTCTACGCAAATACCTACTTCCCCGAATGCCGCACCTCCAACAACTATATCTGCGCCAACTGCTCCCTCACAAGCACCGCAGTTCAACATAGTCGGACAGGGTGGAATCAACCAACTTGCACAGAGCATCGGTGGTCAGTTTAACCAACCCGTTCGTGCATACGTTGTAGGGCAGGATGTAACGACCTCGCAACAACTACAACGCCAAAGAGTAAGAACCGCAACATTCGGATGATGAAACTAATTGAACTAATACTTGATGAATCAATGTTGCTCACGGGCATTGATGCAATCTCCCTTGTAGAATATCCTGCTATTGAGGAGGACTTCATTGCGCTCAACTCACAACGGGTTGAGTTTGCTACGCAGAGCGATGAAAAGCGCATCCTTATGGGAGCAGCACTCGTACCCAACAAACCCATCTACCGAGCAGAGGGACAAGAGGAGTTCTATGTGTACTTCAGCGAAGCCACCATCCGCAAAGCAAGCGAGATGTTCTTTCAAAAGAGCAAGCAGAACAACGCTACGCTTGAACACGAAGTAGGAATCAACGGCCTCACGGTTGTAGAGTCATGGATTATCGAAGATGACGTACAAGACAAGAGCAAGAAGTACGGCTTTGATTTACCAATAGGCACTTGGATGGTATCTATGAAAGTAAACAACCCAGAGATTTGGACAAACTTTGTCAAGACAGGCAAGGTCAAAGGCTTCTCTATTGAGGGATACTTCGTGGACAAACTAAACCTTGCCAAGCAAGAGATGGCACAGATAGAGGAGCAGGAAGCAGCGTTGATGCTTGCACAAATTGTCGCTATCATAAAAAGAGACGGCCGTAAGAAGTCGGGAACACGCACCGAGATGGCTTCGTATTCCGATTACCCAGATGTGGTAAAGAACAACGCCAAGCGTGGTATTGAACTAAACGAGAAGAACGGCAACAAGTGTGCTACTCCTGTCGGTAAGGTAAGGGCGCAGCAGTTAGCACAAGGCAAACCTGTGTCTGTGGAAACCATCACACGGATGTACTCTTACCTATCAAGAGCCGAAGAATACTACGATGAGAACGACACGCAAGCCTGCGGTACAATATCATTCCTGTTATGGGGCGGTCTTGCAGGTAAGCGTTGGGCAGAATCCAAACTAAAAGAACTTGGCAATGTATAGACCAATGAAACTTCCCGTTGCTTCACCGAGAGGTGGCAATCGTGGATGCTTATGCAAAGACAACACCTACAAGTCCACCTGCTGCGATGGCTCTCTTGCAGCGCAAGGTATCGGCTCACTCGTAGGTCAAGGCACAAGCGTTGTCATACTTGGCGAGGAGTGGCAGACCATCAACACGCTATGGGAGTCCACAAATACTCTATGGCAAGACCTCTAAAAATGTTACAAATAATCAAAACCCCTTTAATTAGTTAGATATGAAAGCGAATAACATCCTTAACCGCATCCTTGCTGAACTATCCTCCATCCGCGAGGTTAAGTTTGAGCAAATGACACTTGAGAACGGAGCCGTTCTTGAGGCAGAATCATTTGAAGCAGGTAACGAAGTGTTTGTCATTAGTGGCGAAGACCGAGTTGCTGCTCCAGTTGGCGAACACCTACTTGCTGATGGCCGTATTTTGGTCATCACAGAAGAAGGTATGATCGCTGAAATTAAAGAAGCCGCTACCGAAACTGAAGTAGAGGTAGAAGTTGAAGCCCCCGAAGCAGAGGTAGAACTCGCAGAGGTAGAGGTAAAAGAAGAAGCCCCTGCGGTTGTTGCAATCATCGAGAGAGTTCTCGAAGAGATTGCAATGATGCGTGAGGAGATGAAAGGAATGCGTGAGGAGATGGGCGGTTACGCCAAGAAGGAGGAGATGGCTGCGGTTAAAGCAGAACTATCTGCCGCACCTGCTGCGAAAGCCATCAAGCACAACCCCGAAACAAAGCAAGTCCAAAAGATGAGTGCCAACCGCCCCCAAAAGACGATTGACCGAGTCCTTGCACGAATCAACAAATAATAAATATAAAAAATGGCTACGACCACTTCAATCACCACAAACTATGCAGGCATTTTTGCGCAGAAGTATATCTCTGCTGCACTTCTTTCTGCTAACACGCTTGACAAAGGACTCATTGAGATTCTTCCAAACGTAAACTACCGCACCACCCTTCAGAAGGTGAACACCAACGACATCGTAAAAGATGGCACTTGTGATTTTGATGCAACTTCTACCTTGACTTTGACCGACCGCATCCTTGAGGTTGAGCCATTCCAAGTGAACTTGCAGCTTTGCAAAAAGGACTATTACGATTCTTGGATTGGTGGTCAAATGGGCTTCTCTGCTTACGATAGCATCCCTGCTTCTTTTGCTGACTTCCTTATCGCTCACGTTGCTTCAAAGACTGCCCAAAAGATTGAGCAGAACATTTGGAACGGAAACGCTGCAAGTGCAGGTGAGTTCTCTGGATTCCTTTCATTGATGACTGCTGACTCTGACGTTATTGACGTAACCGCTACAACCGTGACTGCTGCAAACGTAATCGCAGAGCTTGGTAAAGTTGCTGATGCAATCCCTTCTGCCCTTTACGGCAAGGAGGACTTGACCATCTACGTTCCACAGAACGTAGCAAAGGCTTATGTTCGCGCTCTTGGTGGGTTCGGAACTTCGGGTCTTGGAGCAAATGGTGTTGACAATCAAGGCACAATGTGGTACGGCAACGGAGACTTGTACTTTGATGGCATCCGCGTTGCTATGGCAAACGGTCTTCCTTCAAACAAGATGGTAGCTGCTGAAACAAGCAACCTATTCTTCGGCTGCGGTTTGGCTGATGAGAGAAACGAAGTGCGTGTCCTTGACATGGCCGACCTTGACGGAAGTGCCAATATTCGCGTAATCCTTCGCTTCTTCGCAGGAGTTCAGTACGGAATCGGAGCAGACGTAGTTCTTTACTCTTAATCCGAATTAACGTAAATCAAGGGGGGCTTGGGCTATGTCCTCGCCCCCTTTTTTAATTCTAATAAAACAAAGAAACAATGGCTTGTGATTTAACAAAAGGCAGGGCAGTACCCTGTAAAGACGTAGTAGGTGGCATTTATGCCGTGTACTTTGTAGATTTCGGTGACTTGGGTACGGTAACCCTCACCAACGATGAGATTACCAACATCAGCGGAACTTTCTCTGCTTACCAATATCTTGTAAAAGGCAATAGCTCTTTTGAGCAGACCTTTAACTCAAGCCGTGAGAATGGTACTACCTTCTTCACGCAGACTTTGAATTTGACGTTGACCAAACTGACAAAGGAGGACAACAAAGAATTGAAGCTTCTTGCTTATGGTCGGCCTTACGTTGTGGTACAAGACTACAACGGCAACGCCTTTATGATGGGTCTGAATTATGGAGCCGAAGTAACAGGTGGAACGATTGTAACTGGTGCTGCTATGGGTGACCTATCGGGCTACACTTTGACAATGGAGGGACAGGAGCAACTTCCTGCTAACTTCATCGCAGGTGCTACTACTGCCAATCCATTCGCAGGACTTGCAGGTGCTAACGACACGATTGTTGTAGGTTCAAACTCGTAACCTACCGCAAGGCAGAATAGTTGAAGGGGCGTAAGCCCCTTTTCTATTTTCAAACAAATCGAAAGTAAAAGGTTATTTATTTAAGATGCATATTCTTCAAGTATCAGCCTCGCCACAAGCAATAGTAATCATTCCACGCACGTTCCCTGCGAGTGTTACGATTGCGCTGATTGATGAATCAACAAACACTACCGCAACACCTGCGGTTACTGCTGCCTCTGCGAATGGTTTTATGACCCTCACAGGCACGTTTAGCCTTGTCAACAATAGATTCTATGGCTTGAACGTATTTGCATCGGGAAATCTAATATACAGAGACCGAGTCTTTGTAACTTCACAAACTGATTTCGATAAATTTACGGTTAACCAAAATGTTTACACCGAAGAAACAAGCTACAATAATGAGTACATCATCATCTAAAGTCCACGTTGTGAACTTCAGTTCCTATACCACGCCTGTTGTTAAAGAGGTGCAGGGTAAGGACTTCGTAGAATACGGAGATAACAACGATTATTTCGGTTATCTGATTGACCGCTACAACGGCTCACCCACCAACAACGCCATCCTAAACTCGTTGATGGATTTGACCTTTGGCAAGGGATTGGATGCAACAGACTCTGCCAAGAAGCCGAGCGAGTACGCAGCAATGCGTGGCTTGTTCACCAAGTCTTGCTTGCAGAAGGTCGTAGCGGACTACGTTATGATGGGGCAATGCTCTTTGCAGGTCGTTTACTCCCAAGATCACAACACCATCGTAGAGGTGCAGCACATCCCCGTAGAGACGTTGAGAGCAGCCAGAGCAAACGAAGATGGCGAGATTGAGGCTTACTACTACGCAAAGGATTGGCTTGCGGTGAGCAGCAGAAAAGAGACACCTGTACGCATCCCTGCCTTTGGCAAGAGCAAAGAGGGATTGGAGATTCTATACATCAAACCCTACCGAGCAGGATTCTACTACTACTCCCCTGTGGACTATCAAGGTGGACTTCCATACGCAGAACTAGAGGAGGAGATTGCCAACTACCACATCAACAACATCCAGAACGGCCTTGCGCCTTCCATGTTGATTAACTTCAACAACGGAGTCCCAAGTGAGGAGGA